TCTAATGGAATATATTATAGTCAAAAAGAAGAATGAAACGTTCTTAGAGCTAGAATGTGAGCCTTCTATACAAAGGGAATTATCTGAACATTTTTGCTTCTTTGTACCTGGATATAAGTTCATGCCCGCGTACCGCAACCGCGTGTGGGATGGAAAAATCCGTCTTTTTGACCAAAGAAAAAGAACTCTTTATTGTGGACTTTTTAAATATCTTTCTGAGTTTTGTGAAGTCAGAGGATATGCTGTATTAGTCGAAGAAGATAAAAGATATGGCAAACCTGGAGAGATCTATAAGACAAATCCAAGTATACCCAGCCCAATAACTGCAAGTGGTAAAGAAATAACACCACATGAATTTCAGATAGAAGCTTATCAAAAAATACTTTCAGATAGAAAAACCTTATTATTATCTCCTACAGCATCAGGAAAAAGCTTAATTATATATTTGGCGATTCGAAAATTCTTAGAGGAATCAAATCAAAAAGCCCTAATAGTTGTACCTACTACATCTTTAGTTGAACAAATGTATTCAGACTTTGCTGATTATAGCTCAAAGGATGAAAGCTTTAACGTAGAACATTCTTGCCATAGGATATACTCTGGAAAGGAAAAATTTAACTTAGATCAAAGGTGTATTATAACAACTTGGCAATCCATTCATAAATTACAACAAGCTTGGTTTCAAGACTTTGGTATGGTTATAGGAGATGAAGCTCATCAATTTAAAGCCAAATCTTTAACATCAGTTATGGAAAAATGTGTTAATGCAGATTATAGAATTGGTACTACAGGAACATTAGATGGTACACAAACACATCAGTTAGTTCTAGAAGGATTATTTGGACCAGTATATAAAGTTATAACAACTAAAGAATTAATGCAGGATAATAAGTTAAGCCAATTAGAGATAGACGTAATACTATTAAAATATAAAGAAGATTTTAGAAGACAAGTATCTCAGGGTAAGTATCAGGATGAAATAGATTTTATAGTTAGGTATGAGCCAAGAAATAACTTTATTGCTAATCTTGCATTAGATCAGGATGGAAACACATTAATATTATTTAATTTTGTAGAAAAACATGGTAAACCATTACATGATTTGTTGGTAAATAAAATAAATAAAGATAGAAAGCTTTTTTATGTATCAGGAGAAACAGATGTCGATACAAGAGAACAAGTACGTTCGATTACCGAGAAAGAGAAAAACGCAGTGGTGGTCGCAAGTCTTGGGACTTTTTCTACTGGGATTAACATTAGGAATCTACATAACATCATCTTTGCTTCACCAAGTAAGTCTCAAATTAGGGTTTTACAATCAATTGGACGAGGACTAAGAAAGAGTGATGATGGTAGAAATACCAAAGTATTTGATATAGCAGATGATTTACAATATAAGTCTCAAAAGAATTATACACTGAATCATGCAGCCGAGCGCATAAAAATTTATAGTAAAGAGAAATTTAATTACAAATTACATGATATAAATATATAAGATGGAAGAGTTAAACATAAGACATTTTAAACTATTAAATGGTGAAGAGATCATTGGACTCGTAGCAGTTAAAAACGATGATAATTTTATTATTGAATCCCCTGTATTAATACATAATAATGTTCTAGGTGGATATCAGTTCACACCATGGTTTCCATTCAGTGATTCCAAATCTTTTAAAGTCTTAAAATCTGATATCATACAACATGTTTCTATTGCACATGAGGCTAAGAATGCCTATGTACAATTTGCATTAAAAATGAGTAAAACACAACAACCTCAATACAGATCTGATGAAGACATTATGAGGGAGTTAGATGAGCTTTATCCCCCTGAGGAGAGTGAGAGTGCCAATAAGACTATACATTAATTATTACTCTCTTCCCTCCTGGGGTAACTATATTATTATATCATAAAAAACAAGTTTTGTAAACCCCCTAAGTGAAAAAAAGGGGATTTACTTTCGCTTCAAACTGTGGTATAATATACTATTATTATGGAGGATACAAATGAGCCAGAAAAACAAGGCACATTACGTCAACAATAAAGAATTCTCTCAAGCAGTCTTTGACTATGCAGTCGAGGCAAGAGAGGCTAAAAAGAAAGAAAAAGAATTACCTAAAGTAACAGATTATATTGCCAAATGCTTTATTCGTATTGCAGAGGGTTTATCTCATAGACCTAACTTTGTAAGATATACCTATAGAGAAGAAATGGTAATGGATGCTGTTGAAAATTGCTTAAGGGCAATAGGTAATTATAATATCGATACTGCTACCAGAACAGGAAAGCCAAATGCTTTCTCTTATTTTACCCAAATTTGTTACTTTGCTTTTATTCGTAGAATTACGAAAGAGAAAAGACAACAAGATATTAAGTTTAGATTCATTGAAAAAATGGGTATTGAAGACTTTGTTCAAATGGGAATGGATGGTGAAGCAGCTCAAGAAACTATGGCATATGTCGATACATTGAAAGAGAGAATCGGACAAGTTAGAAAAAAAGATACTGCAATTAAAGAGTTTGCTAAAAAAGAGAAAGAAGAGTCTAAGGGACTGGAGTTATTTTTAAGATGAAGCATTTAAGTGAAAAACAAAGAGTCGGTCAGGTTCGTAGAAACAAAGTAAGGTTTAAGAAAGAACTTAAACGTAAAGCTAAAAGAAAAGAGCTAGCAATGACTATGGAGAGAATCCGAATCTCAGGAAGAAGATTAGGTAAACTTCAAAAACAAATGTTTGCAGAAAGAATGAGGATGATACGTGAAAGTAGCAATACTGAATGATACACATTGTGGTGTAAGAAATAGCTCTGATATATTTTTAGAGTACCAGGAAAGATTCTATAGAGACATATTCTTTCCATATTTGAAAGAGCATAATATTAAAAATATTTTGCACTTAGGAGATTACTATGAACACAGAAAATTCGTCAACTTTAAAGCTCTTAATGCGAATCGCAAACATTTTCTTGAACCTCTTAGGGATTCTGGCATTACTATGGATATCATTCCTGGTAATCATGATGTTTACTTTAAAAACACTAACGAGTTGTGCAGCCTCAAAGAACTGCTCGGATATTTTACTTCAAATGTTAATATCTGTATGAAGCCAACTGTATTGGACTACGATGGTCTAAAAGTTGCAGTAATACCCTGGATTAATAATAGTAACTATAAAGAGTATGTTGACTTTGCACAAAAATGTGGTGCACCAATACTTGGAGCTCATTTAGAATTAAAAGGATTTGATATGATGGCTGGTATGCCGAATCCTCATGGAATGAATGCTGATATTTTTTCAAGATTTGAAATGGTATTAAGTGGGCATTTCCATACTAAATCCCACCAAGGAAATGTACATTACTTAGGTGCTCAAATGGAGTTTACCTGGGCGGATGTTGACGATCCAAAATATTTTCATATTCTCGATACAGAAACAAGAGAAGTAGAAGCAGTAAGAAATCCTATTACCATGTTTAAAAAAGTAATATATGATGACAGTAAAACTGACTACGACCAAATTGATGTATCTGAATTTGAAAAGAAATTTATAAAATTAATAGTTGTAAATAAAAATGATCTTTATATGTTTGATAAGTTTGTGGATAGATTGCAAAACATACACACATATGAGCTTAAGATAGCAGAGAACTTTGATGAGTATCTAGGAGAAAGCGTAGAAGACGAGAAAATATCCTTAGAAGATACTACTACTCTGCTGGATTCATATGTTGAGGCTGTTGAAACAGACTTAGATAAAGATCACATAAAAACAGAATTGAGGAAGCTTTATACAGAAGCACAGAATCTAGAGGTAGTATGATACATTTTAAATCATGTTCGTGGCAGAACTTTCTGTCCACTGGAAATGATCCTATTGAGATCAAATTAGACAAATCCCCAACCACACTTATTGTAGGACAAAACGGGGCAGGTAAATCAACTTTACTTGATGCTCTTTCATTTGGGCTATTTGGTAAACCCCATAGAGATATTAACAAGATGCAAATGCTGAATAGTGTTAATAAGAAAAAATGTGAGGTTATAGTAGAATTTACGATTGGAACTTCTGACTTTAAAGTAGTAAGAGGTATAAAACCCAATAAATTTGAGATATGGCAGAATGGTAATTTAATTAATCAATCATCTAATGTTAGGGATTATCAAAAGCTTTTAGAACAGAATATACTGAAATTAGATCATAAATCATTTCACCAAGTGGTCGTTCTTGGAAGCAGCTCATTCATTCCATTTATGCAATTACCATCCTGGTCCAGAAGACAAATTGTCGAGGATTTGCTGGACATTAATATATTTACAAAAATGAATATGTTATTAAAGGAGCGTAATTCAAAGATCAAAGATGAACTAAATGACATTAATCATAAAATAGATATATTTAAAACTAAAATTGATAGTCAATCAAACTACATTAAAAGTCTACAATCATTAAATGCAGATCAAATTGAAAAGAAAAGAGATAGCATTAAAGTCCATAAAGAAGAGATTAAAAGGCTTTTCGCTGAAAGTAAAGAATTGGGTAAAAACCTTTCTTCAGCAATAAGTTCAGAAGAAAAAAATAATACAGAGATTATTAAAAGATTATCCCAACTGGATTCATATGATACACAATTTGATGATAAAATTCATTCTCTTGTAAAGGAATCGAGATTCTATGAAGAGAATGATCAATGTCCAACTTGTGATCAAGAGATAGAACAATCTAAGAAAGATGAAAAGATTGATAGTATTAAGGAAAAGGCTAAAGAAATCCAGAAAGCCAAAGAAGATCTTAAAAAGAATATTACTGAAATTAAGTCTAATCAGCAAGAGGTAAATAATAGTCTAAACAGCTTAAGGCAAAAGCAGCAAAGAATTAATTCCAATAATGATTCTATAGGATTACTTCAAAAAGAAATAGACAGGATCCAAAAAGAGATAGATGGCTTGCAGGGACAAAGTGGAAACGTTTCTAAGGCAAAGAAAGAACTAAACTCTCTAAGAAAAGAAAAAGAAAAATCAACTGAACAAAAGCTTTCTTATGTAGAGGAACGCACATACAACGAAGTTATAGGGGAAATGCTGAAAGATACTGGCATAAAGACGAAAGTTATTAAACAATATTTGCCAGTTATGAACAGACTTATAAATCAGTATTTACAAACATTAGACTTCTTTGTATCTTTTCATTTAGATGAAAGTTTTAATGAAACAATCAGATCAAGGCACAGAGACACTTTTAACTACGCATCTTTTTCTGAAGGAGAAAAACAAAGAATAGATTTATCTTTACTGTTTACTTGGAGGCACATAGCAAAAATGAAAAACAGTGCATCAACTAATCTTTTAATACTAGATGAAACCTTTGATTCTAGTCTAGATGTTGATGGTGTAGAGAACCTAACTAAAATATTAGATTCATTAGATGGTGATTCGAATGTATTTATTATATCCCATAAAGGTGATGTATTAGAGAACAAATTCAGATCTAAGATAGAATTCTATAAATCTAAAAACTTTTCAAAGATCAAATAGCCACCTTAGCTCAGTTGGTAGAGCAGTTGATTTGTAATCATCAGGTCGTCAGTTCGAATCTGACAGGTGGCTCCAGGGGTTTACAAACCCTTAAAAATTTGGTATAATATACCATTATGTCAAAAAAAAGAAAATACTACGAATTTCCTAATCCTGAATCTGAAATAGGAAAACTAATAAAGAGAAGAAGACTTCAAATGATCATTCATAGTACTGCTTATTATGAATTTGATACAGAGTTTATTTCAGATGATAAATGGCAGGAATGGGCAAATGAACTAGCAGAGCTTTTAAAGAAATATCCAAATGAATATAGTGATAGATTCGATAGATATTTCGAAGACTGGGATGGAACTACTGGATATCATTTGCCATATCGCGATCCATGGGCCTATTCAACGGTCCAATATTACATAAATAATAAAGTATTTTCGTGACAATTTCGTGACAATTAGTAATAAGGGGTTTACATACCCCCTGTTTTTTGGTACAATACACAAGTAAATTAAAAAAAGGAGTATAAATGGACCAATATTCAGAACTAAGAGAAGCCCTAAACAAGCTTTGTCAAGACGTTGTCGAAGAGCACAACAAACAATATCCAACACTAGCAGGTTCTTTAGAAATGACTTATTCTAAAGGTCAAAAATTTATTAAGGTAATTAGAGAGGGGGATTCACAAAGATCAGTTTGGGGATTCATCAATCTATCTCATCCAGATTTTAGATTTGGTGATATCTTAATGTCAAAAAGTTGGAAAGGACCAGCTTTAAACAAAGCTAGAGGAAACATCTTAGATGGATATGAAATTAGAGGAATGAGAATTTACGGACCAGATTACTTAATATGATATCAGAAAAAGGTATATTAGCAAAATTACTAGCAAAAGAGAATGTTACCGTTCAACATGGTAATTACCAAACTGCATGGTTTGATATCAAAAACAGAACTCTTGGATTACCTCTTTGGAAAGATATGGGTAAAGATGTTTACGATTTACTCATTGGACATGAAGTAGGTCATGCTCTATTTACACCCTTTGAAGGTTGGCACGACAGTCCAGAGAAACTTGAAGGTTGTCCAAGATCATATATTAATGTTATCGAAGATGCTAGAATTGAAAGAAAGATTAGAGATCAATATGCAGGATTAGTAGGTCCAATGGCAAGAGGTTATAGAAAACTTTTAGAGGAAGATTTCTTCGGTCCTGTTGAAAGAGATGATTGGGAAGATATCAAACTCATCGACAAAATTAATCTTAAAACAAAATTACAGCATCTAATTGATGTACCATTTTCCGAAGAAGAAAAAGTCTTTTTAGACAGATCTTTAACAACAGAAACTTTCTCAGATGTAGTAGATTTAGTTAGAGACATTTACAACTG